CATATATTAGTGGCGACTATACCTATAATAGTAATTATTATTCACACATATTAAAAGGCGATCCTAATATTGGTGGGTTTCATCCAATTGGTGTAAACAGTTATGGAAATGCACGTAACTTAAGCGTTACCCCTATCGGTTCAACGCATGGCGAGAACCAGCAATTACATGTAATTCAAACAGTTAATCGGGTAACTACAGCATCTGGTTTAAGTTATGGACGGGGAAATATTTGGGATGGGTATATTACGTTACCACGTCCCGGAGAAGATTTTAGCACTGATACTAATATTTCTGACAATGTACTTAATTACTATTCATATGTATGGGGACCGTGGGTAGATTTAAATGCGGTCAACATTGATAAATACATTGCATCAGTACAGGCAATTGTAGACAATGCAAGCTGGAGTTCGTGGTGGAATTTGTATTGGCAGTTTGATTACGGTGTATATGACCGCGTAATTGGAGCAAGTGGTGGTGGGCAGCAATGGGTTAATTTAAATACAGGTAGTCCATACACAGATTACTACGCAGCATTAACAGAACCTGTAATGATTGAACCTAATGATGGCAATGTAATGGAAGGTGCTTCATTAGAGCGATGGCGTTCAGTACGATATGTATTAGAAGGTTTTAATGAGTCTGCTACATCAGCTAACGCATCGCAGCCACGTTCTATAGCAATGGAAGCTGCTGTATTGCCTCAACGTGTACGTACCTGGAGTATGCAAGTAGAAGTATCTGACGGATTAGAATTGCGCGGTGGTGGTAAGCAGCGCGATGGATATATTAGACAACGTAACTTTTTATTTGATTCTCCTGCAAAGCAGATGACATATTATGATCGTGATGGTCAAAACTACGTAGTTAAAATACAAGACATTCAATCTGTTGCTACTCGTAGAGGTGAAGAAAGTGATTATGAAATATTTAGTATTACATTAAGTGAATTAGTTCCAAACACGATAACAACTCCGTTATTCTATTGGGGTAATGGTTCATGGAACCGTGGACAGAGGTATACTACATAAGGAGTTATTATGGGCGCATCATATTCAGGCATCACATCTGTTACTGCAGGTAGTGTCGCTACAACAGGCAACTTGAATCAATACAAAGAAGTGTTAGAAGGCTCAAGAGACTTCGTACCTATGCTATGGGCTACCGACAACAATAATATTGTTATGCGTATTGGCGATGCAGCAGGAGTTAATTTCTTTGACATTCAAGACTCAGGTGGAGTAAGTAAATTTAAAGTAGATAGCAATGGAAATATTACAAGCACTGACATCCTTACTTCTACTCGGCCTGTTCGGCTTGCTGCTGATGTAACTTCAAGCACTACTGTATTATCTGATGTAGTAGGCATGTCTTTTGCTATTGGAGCTAGCGAAGTCTGGACATTTCACGCATTTGTTATATACGATGCAGATGCAACTCCCGACGCAAAGCTAGGGTGGACTGGTCCTGCAGGTTGTGCCGCAACATGGTCACATACAGGTGACCCTACATGGAATGCTACTGGATCTACTACGATTAATACTCCTATAGCTATTGGCGGTGCATGGGCATTAAATGGACAGGGAGCAGGTATAGTAAACGCTACGACCTTTGATGGCACTATAGTAAATGGAGTTACTGCAGGTACAATACAACTTCAATATGCTGCAAGTGGGGCAGGAAGCTCTACACTTAAAGCAGAAACACATATAATCTTTACGAAAGTGAGTTAACTATGGCTAACAGTAGCAAGAAACAAAAGTGGATTAAAGATGCCATCAAAAGGCCAGGAGCCTTTGGTAAAAAAGCTAAAGCTGCTGACATGAGTACGGCTGCCTATGCCAATAAAGTAATGTCTAATAAGAAAGATTTTTCAAAACGTACACAACGTCAAGCAAGTCTTGCAAAGACCTTGATGGGTTTTAAGAAGCGTACGTAATAGACATTGTCTTATCCTTATTAGTGTTACTAATACTTATCGGGAATGGTAAGTGGATAAGGGAGTTTTTGTATGGCAAGACTAGTGTTTCATGGCGAAGTAGACAGCTTAAATCGTTACAGCGGATGGCCCGTTACGGGCACGATATCAAGCAGGTTTGGCGTTGTGCGCGAGACTTTATCAAAAGGTAAGGGGCATTCTGGCTTAGATCTGGCTGCTCCTATTGGCACACCTGTATACGCACCTATGGATGGAGTAGTTAATGATGTATTCACGACCGAAGAAACAGTCGCGTGGAGAAAAAATGTGGCGGCTATCTTTGGTAACTCTGTTTTCTTGCGTCACAATGATAGCGACGGGAGTCTTCTTGGCTACACTTTATACGCTCATTTTGATTCCGCGCCAAGTGTCTCGCGTTCTGAATCCGTCAAATGCGGAAACCAAATTGGAGTCATAGGAAGCACAGGTCAATCTACTGGACCACATCTTCATTGGGGTTGCACAATTATGGACAACCCTTATTTTTCTAGATCTAAAGGCTTAAATGATCCGCTTAACTTTTTATTCGATGGATTTAAAGGAAAGCCTATTGCAGATTACCTGCTTGATCCTGATGCTGAAGATATTGACGAGCAACAGAAAAAAGCTAATGACATGATGGATGCTGCGCAGAGCATATTGAATGACATTATTGATACACTACAAGGCAAAGAAGAAGATATGGAGTAACTATGGATAAAGGTACAAAAAAGAAAAAAGGGCGGAGGTATTAATGCCTGAAGAATATAGAGATATTTTAGAACGTGCTACGTCAACTGCTGTCCAGGCTGCGGTCGGAGTAATAGCAGGTATGAGCATAGCTGATATCGACATGGATGCTATGGCGCTAATTGCTACAGTAGTAGTGAGTGCTTTTGTTAGTGTTGTTAAGTCTGGCGTAGCTCAAAAGTTAGTAGGAGATGATACAGCTAGTTTGGTTACTCTAAAACGAGATCCAAAAACTGGCAGATTTATTTCCGCAAAGAAAGGTAAAAATAATGGATAGAATGGAACGTAGTTTAAATATAAAAGCAGTAGCTGAAGCAACGCTTGTTTCTGAAGAAGCAGCTTCTGAAGTTGAAGAAAAAGTAGTTGAAAAACCAGTTGCTAAAAAGAAAACCTCTGCGAAGAAAAAATCTTCGTAGTTTAAATGGCAGACGAAACTGAGTAGGTAAATTGTTCGAGGCTTTCAGTAATGAGATTGAAATTAGGAAGCGAGATGATTAATGGACTTTAGCAACATCAAGATGTCGATAGGCATTGTCATTGCCATCATCGCTCAAGCATTCGGAATAATTTGGTACGTCGCTCAGTTGGATTCCACAGTGGGAAGTCTTTCCTCTACCGTTGGAGTTATTCAGGAAGAACAAACCACCGTTGATATCGCAGTGTTGCAAAACGACATCAAAGCACTGAAGGACAAAATCGTCATGACTCAGGAAATGGCTAGAATGTACACTGTCGGCAAAGCGTTCGACTCGTCAGACTTAGAGGAGGCGATCGAGGATCTTGAAGATCGGGTCGATGACTTGGAGAATGACTGATGTATCAGTATAGAGTGACTCTTGATCGTGTTGTCGATGGCGATACTGTTGATGTGCATATAGATTTAGGGTTCGATGTGTGGTTGTCAGGTCAAAGAATACGACTCATGGGGCTAGATACATGGGAAAGCCGAACAAGAAACCTTGAAGTCAAAGCAAAGGGTCTATTAGCTAAGGAGTTTACTAAGCGCTCAGTTTCTGAAGTTGAAGAAATAATACTTATCAGTCATGGTCGTGGTAAATATGGTCGAATACTTGGTGAGTTAATTTGCGATGGCGTAAATCTAAATGATGCACTTATTGAAAATGGTCATGCTGTTGAGTATTACGGTGGAACTAAGACTTTAAAGAGTTAGGTGCGACTAGGGAGATGACTAGGAAGCATACCGGGAAAGGACCGGATTCCCTAGTCACACCATTTATTGACTGCTGCGATGGAGGTTATAGCGTCAATAGTCTCCACTGTATCATATGTAGTCAGGCTGGGAAATTTAATTTTACTCGCGGCAGTCGAACATCTGGTATTACAAATAATACTTTTTTAAAAAAGATTTTTTATGCGGTGGTTTTTGTGGAGTAGAATTCGACGAGTTCTTCGATGTCTTCTGGGTGTGTTGTAGTTCCATTGGGCAATTCCTTTATCTTAAAACCATGCTCATGAATGAGATCGCTAAAGCCATCCATCTCATCCATCCATTCTTCGAGTATACATTCACAGTCGTAGAAATGTTCGTCATGGTACGTACACCACCAGTCTTCGCACATCTCGCAACGAATTTCGGTTGCGTCTTCGTACTCGACTAAACGTCGTATGGGTTTTCCATCTGGGGAGATTAAAAAATTGGGCAAAATAAAATCCTCTCTTTCAAGAGGATCTTACTATAAATTAGTAGCGGACAGTGACGAGCAGGAAAAACGAATTAAAAAAACCTACTCGTCCTGCCCACTAGAAAGAGGAAGCACCGGAACAGGAAGTGCTTCAATTGATTATATCCCAAAACCTCCCTGCAATGTAGCCATTTCTTTGTATTGGTTACACCATGTAGAGACAGTGCAATATGATTCGCAGCGTCTTGGTGTACCTGGCCTCGTCTCAATCATCATGCCTTGCTTGCGATTGTCTGATAGCCATTGTGCCGCCTCATTATAATTATCGAATACTTTCCTAGCTCTAGGTGCGGTAGCACTTGTTTTAACTGCGTAGGTGGTTTCACCTTGCCATCTTTCTTCCTGCGAGCAAAGAACTAATTGCGTATCTGGCTGTTCGATAGCCTCCCTGTGCAACGCCACGCGCTCTGAAAGATAATCTAATGTAGTTTGTTTATTCCATATTGGCACTTTTACTACTGCGGCTTTTTCTGGTGGGTAATCTTTAGTACGCTTTGACATGGCTTCTGACCAGTCACGAAACAAATATACAATTTCCAGTCCTCGTACTTCATACCCATTAGCCTCAGCTAACAGTTTGTACAGGTTCAATTGCCTAATCCTGTCTTCCTTCATACCAAAAATAAATTCCCACACTGAGACTCGCTTGTAGTCTTGGATAACCTTGCGCTCCATATCGAAATAATCAACTGCTCCAGTTACCTTTACTCCATCATGCTCAGCATGAAACCTTTTCTCTACTATCCCTTCAGTAATTTTGATTTGCTTTCCTGCTTGTTCTAGCAGATAGTGAACGGCTTTACCATCAAACATATACAGCATGTCTAGTGCGTCTTGTTGCACGTATTCTGCGTATCTGCTCTTAAGCTGAGAAATTCTTGGTGAGTCTATTAGCTCAGTCACCGAAAAATCTGCGTCACCTTTAGAGTAATTATCTTCACTTAATGCTAGGACTATTGGTCTAGGCAGGTTAGCTTTGTTCGTTATTTTCATAAAAAT